GAAGAATCCTCTGATTCACAGTTCGGTTAGGAACCGCTCACAGAGGCGGATCCGAAGAAGTCACACTCTCGGGGATATACCTGTGAAGGGAAACGCCAGTTTCCCCCATAGGGCCCCAGGAGCCACGAGGGTTGCAGGCTGGGTCCGGCACTTGAGATTTTCTCGAGTGTCGGCTCCTGGTCCTCTGTGGTACGACTGGTTGTCGTATTGCGGTCTTCGTGATGTGATGAGCGAACCTTTGTCCAAGGCTTGGGTGGAGGCGTTGACTGACGCCTACGCCCTGGCCTTACCAGACGGTTGGCAGCTCACGTGGGCGGAGAAAGTCCCATCTAACGTGCACATACTCGCTGGGCGAGATGCGTACGCCTCGATGGTCCGTACCCTACTTGCTTGGCGGAAGCGCCAGAAGTGGGATTGGATAAAGGGCTTTTCCGCGTGGGTACGGCGCGTGGCCGTACTCGATGTGCTATGCGGGGTGGATAAACCCGCGTACGCACCTGCCCTCTCCCGTGTGTTTAAGGGATCCCTGAGCCTGAACTGGGGTGTTCAGTATCCGGGAGCAACACAGCGGGCCCTTCACCAGTTCTCGCGATTTGCCAGAGCTGGTCCTGGTCCTACGGATGAGATGGTAGAGGATAGCCTCGCCACTCATACGAAGGATCTCACTACCCCTTGGAAGACTCCAAGGGTCACGAGAAGATCGTTTCGCCGGTTTGTCAGCCGGTGGATCCACAAGCGGTCGAGTGAGATCAGGTTTACGTGGCCGACATCGACGTCGGCGACCTTTGGGTCGTCTGCGTCTGACTTCGGTCTCATAAAGGAGGGAAGAGAAGCGGTGGCTTCTCTAAAAGAGCGGTACTTAAATCGTGAGTTAGCTGAGTCGATAGATGCCGTATGCCACGGCCTGCCCTTTTGCCCGCACGCAAGTGTCGGGTGGGGTGACGACTTAGCTAAAACGGGGTCTTACAGACTAGTAGGCGATTGCCTATTTCCCTACCGGGACATGTACGTCATCCTGTATGACGTCGGTCCTCAGGAGTGGGAGTACGTCCGGGTCCATCTCTACGTTTACGTGGCGATGGCACTCCGGGTGCACAGTCTGTTGAACTCGAAGTCCCGTAAACACGACCATCCGCTGATCAGGCAGATTGTCGTCAGGGAAAGGGGCATGAAGTGTCGGGTGGTGACTCCGATTGTCGGTTCACTATCCTACATGTCCATGTTCCTCAACAGTATGTTGCTTCGTGTTCTAGGTACAGATGAGAGGCTACGGCCTCAGAGCGAGGATCCTGCAGAGGATGCTTGCTCTCGTATCAGTCTGGAAAAGGGCGAATCCCTTCGCTCTGCAGACTTGACACGTGCATCTGACCTGATACCCCATGACCTGGCACTCCAAGCAGCCAGAGCTCTCTCAAAGGGAATGGGTTTATCACCATTCCTCTCTGAAGTCTTTGAGCTGTGCGTTGGCCCTCATACCCTTTACATACCTGTGAAGGGGTTGAATGGCCAATCCCTTACACGTTGGGTGACCTCCACGACAAGAGGTCTCCTGATGGGTTCGGGGACAACGTGGCCAATTCTGTCTCTCTACAACCTTTGGTTGTGGGATGCAGCGTGGTCACGTTGTCGAAAGGAGTTCAGGTTACGAAGTCCTCCCACGCGCTGGAGGAGAGGTCGAGTGAGGATCGTCGGGGACGACCTGCTCGGTGCGGGCCCGACAGAGGTGTCGAAGGCCTACACGGACCTTATGCAGAGAACCGGCGGAAGCCCGTCCTTCGGGAAGGACTTCCTGTCGGCGGCCTACGGGGTGCTCGTTGAGCAACTCGTTCGTGTCTCCCCGGTCTCCCGGGGGCTCTCTGTATTGGGGTCCATCTCAGTGAGGTCCATACAGCCATCAGGAAGAGTGGTTGGGGGAGATCCCCTCCCACCCTGGGCTGCTGGGCCTCAGCTCGCTCGCGCTGTGGACCGCGTATCGGGGTGTTACCGACTACCAGTTGTCGGATACATCCATAAGAAGTACGCGGCGGAGATTGATCGTCTCCGGAGGCAAAAGATCCCACCTTTTCTGCCCAGAGAGTTTGGAGGAGGGGGCTTTCCAAGTTCCCTACCTTTGTCCGTGGCACTAGGATCCCTTCGGCCCCAATGGGCTAGGGCTCTCCGTTGTGCCATGGCGCAAGGGGAAGGGTCCGAGGTTTACCTCGCACTCCTCACGGCTCCCTGGAAGCTCGCTTACCAGGAGGCCCTCGTCGCTCGCGACGAGGTGAACTTCTGGACAAGCGCTGCTCAGGTGGCCCTCGCGGCATCGCCGCAGGAAGCAGACAGTTTCGGGGACCTCAGAAACCCTCGAGCACATGAGCTTGCGACATTGGCTATCGCATTTTGCTCATCGACGAGTCGGTGGTTAACGACTCCGAAAGGTGCTCGGGTGAGGAACCTGACCGTACAACGGGTCAGATCAGAGATCCTGCGTAGTGTGGATAGGCTTAACCTACTTGTCCCACGCGGGAGGCTCGAAGACCCGGTGCGCGCGTTAGTTACGGGACTGGACTCCTGGCTTGCCAAGGCCCGGAGGCCCGTGACTAGACACGCTGTCTTGAATCTGGTGAATTCAAGCTCATCACCACTGGTGGATGGTACTGCAACAATCGAGGCTGACTGGCTCGAGGAAGGTACGCTGGACGCGTATCTCTGGGAGTAATCCCTAACAGGCTTAAGACGAGAGGACGGCTTGCGACGTCCTCCTTTTCTTACGTGTTGGGACCTCACAGAGGTAGGCCCGGCACGTAAGGGGTCGCCCGTAAGGGCGGCCCGCCTAGTCCAGAGCACAGTTAACCCTGAGGGCGCCACGGGGAGGAGTACCCCCCCCGGACGTCCAGTTGCAGACCATGGTAGCCGAGTGCGCTGCCGGAGGGTTGTTCACACCAAGATAGTCGGTGTGGCCTTCTGGGATAGCGTCCTTAATCTCGGACCCTG